ATAGATCCTAAGATGAAGAAAGCATTTAGTGACGCAATGGCATTGCCCGCTAAATCTGCTGCTGTTGCATTGATTGACTTGTTAGAGAAGATCCCTGCACCAAGTAAAGAAGCATCTAAGATTCTTAACAGAAACATAACTAAGATCGCCAACGCATTTAAGTTAGGTGCTGCTAGTACAGAAGTTGCTAACGATGAAGAGGATAATGATGAAAAAGAAGAAGGTAAATCTCCTACATTGTTACAGGCACTGATAGGTAAGGCAATGAATGCCTTTGGTGGTGGTGAGAAAACTGAAGGTGAGACTGGTGGATCTGGTTCTACTCCAGAATTGCCTAGCTCAGCACCTCAACAACAATTGATGCCCGCACAAATGGGTGATCCTAGCACAGGAAAAAGAGCACCATACACAGGAACTGCTGATGGTATAGGTATGGGTGATGGTGGCAAAGGCACTAGAGCAATGCAACCGATTAAGAAACGTAAAGGTCTTGCTAAAAAATTATTTGGTATGACACCTATGGGTATGGCATTTAATGCGGGTGCTAAAGCATTCAAAGGTTTAAAAAGTTTAAAGGGCAAAGCAGCTGCTATTAATGAAAAAGTAAAGGGTGCAGCAGGAAAAGCACTAGCAGCAACACCTATGGGTATGGGTGTAAAACTTGGTATGAAAGCACTTCAAGGTGTTAAAAATATATTCAATCCTCCTGATGAACCACAACAAAGTTTGACAGAATTAACAGAGAAAACTGTAAAAGAATCTAGAGATGCAAAAAATGCCAAGGTAGAAAAACTAGCAGAAGGTGCAGCAGGAACTGGTGATGCTGCAATGGCAGGACTCTCAGGTGGTGGTGGATACACTGGAAGTCAAGAGGGTGGAGACCTTGCTCAACCCAACATTGAAGAGTCTCCCTTTATCAATGCATACAATGTAACTTCGCAATTCTAATGTCAGTAAACGTCAAGTCAAATTTTCAATTAATAGAATTCCAGATTGCACAGTTTCCTCCAATCGGAGTTAATCAGGTGCTGTTTGTTAGATATACTGAAGATATACAATCTGCAACCATGCTCATGGAAGTTCAAATTACTGATAGTGAGACGGGTCTTATATCGCAATTGACGGGTATGGAGAATGTATTCATACAGATAGGAGATAGCGAGGACAGAACACAGATAGGTGGAAACTTTGTAATATATGACATACAGGATAGAAAAAATATTGGTGGTAAATCATCTGCTGTACTGATGTTGTGTAAGGTTGACTTCTTAAATAACGCTGCTAATAAAATATCACGTAGATTTGGAAAAGGTGGTGGTAAAACTATAGATGAGATTGTTAGGAAAGAACTATTGGGAGACTTACTTGGCGTCACAGATGATAGGATCGCAAACTTTGAACCAACAATCAATACATTTTCTTTTGTATCCCCATATTGGAATCCATTTACTGCAATTAGATGGTTAGCAGGAAGAGCAATACCAGCTGCAAAGGGTAGTGGTAGAGCAGCAACAGCAGGATATGCATTCTTTGAGACTAGAGCTGGATATAATTTTCTATCATATGATTATTTTAGTAAACAAGTTCCTGTCACACGTATGGTTGTTGGTCATGAGAAATCTGAGTTAGAGGATGAAGAGGATAAGGGTATCACTGCAGTTGATAAGGTCACAATAGAATCATCTGTAGATTTGTTTAAAGGTTTGAACTATGGATCTTATTCAAGTAATGTTATGACACTTGATCTTGCCAATATGAAGTATGAACAGCATCCATTTAGCATCAATAAATATTACAAGGATGTTAACGTGATGAATTCTCGTAAAACACCAGAGTTCTACAAAGGATTTGATAATACAGGGACATACACTAGAATTATGACAAAGATATCGGACTCTGCATTGTTTACTGAGGGAGAATATACACAGGGATTCACAAAACAACTTTCACAATCCAGTTTAAGGGAAAAATTATTTTACAATAAAAAAGTCACAGTAGAATTGGTATCTGATTATCAATTAGAAATAGGTGAGGTAGTTCAATTGGACATTTACAAAGGTAGTAGTGATAGAAAACAAGATTTTACAAACTCTGGTAAGTACGTGATTGGAAAAGTAGAGAGGACATTTAAGACTAGTGAAGATAAGATGTCTACTAGACTTACATTATATACAGACTCGGATGGTGCAGAATCATGATGAATGAAGGGTTTGCTAATTTTATAGGAAAGGATGGGTTCAACTGGTGGGTTGGACAAGTAGAGAATGATGGTGGAAGATATTGGAACACTGAACTAAATGATGGTGAAGGTGATTATGATTATTCTGACTACGACTGGACTAATAAAGTAAAGGTTAGAATTATAGGTTATCACAATCCAAATAGAAAAGAGTTACCTACAGTTGATCTACCATGGGCACAGGTATTGATGCCCGCTATCTATGGAATGAGATCTGGTATTGGATCTATACAACAGTTGCAACTCAACAGTTGGGTTGTAGGATTTTTCATGGATGGTGCATCTGCACAGATCCCTATAGTCATGGGTTCTATCGCTGATGAAAACCCAATAAGTGCATACAGTCAGAAAGGTGGAGAGGAGTTTGGATTTGCACAATTAAATAGTCCATTCTTCAAGAAGAGAGATCATGGTGAACAAGGTAGTTCATCAGGAAACACTGCGAATACTGTTGAAGTAAATGCTGATACTGGTCACGATAAGAAAGCAGAAACGAATGAGGGACATAAAAAAGAAGAAGGAACAACTGACACAAAGAACGAAAGAGGACCTGCAAAGGAAGAGACTGAGAAACAAGCAGTAGCAACAGAGAAGCAAAAGGTTACAGTTCAAGTTGGTAATGGTAAATGTGGATCAGAGACTGCTACAAAACTCGAAGGTCCTATGGCAGAGTTCATGAAGTTTGCTCGTGGCGTAGAGAAAAATGATATAGATGAATTTATTGACAAACAGACTGGTAAAGTTGTTGACATGGAGTATGAAATCAACATCATGTCACAACGCATACAAAAGAAACTTACAGGACTGACTGCTAACATCAAGGGCGTGGTCATGGAAGAGACCAATAAACTTGTACAGGATGGACTTGCTAACCTTAGTATTCCTGATCCTGCGTTAGATACTGCAGTCAGAAAACAACTCAAAGATGTTGGTGATTTAGTATCATGTTTGTTTAAGCAAGCAATAGGTGAACTTGGTGATTTTATCAAGGGTATGTTGAGTGACCTAGTAGAGAAGGTATTAGACACTGCATTATGTTTAGTTCAAAATTTCCTCGGTGAGATTATGAAGAAATTGATGGACAACATCACAAGTGCACTAGGAGTATTGAAAGGTGTTACAGGTGCTATCAAGGGTGCAAAGGATAAGATACAAAACTTACTTAACAAGGTCGGTGACTTTATAGATCTATTTTGTGATGGCGAACTATCATGTGCTATTGGTGCATCTGTATTTGACACTGGTGTTGGTGCAAAGGCAAAAGGTAATGATGCAACTGCAAAAAATATTGCACAGTATGCAGTCAAACCACCAAATTCTATATCAATTGTAGGTAAAGGTAATCCAATAAAAGGTTTTGTTCCTGCTGTTGATCGTAACGGAGTTAAGAAAGTATTCAATACTTCAAATGGTGCGTTGGTAGACTTAAACAGTGCAGCTGGTGCAGCGACTGGACTATCACTCAAGAACTTTGATACACGAGGACCTCTAGAAAAATTTGAGGGTATCAACTTCTATGATTCTTCGGGTAATATAGCAAGTTCAGCAGTCAACTGTAACAATAGTATTTTAAATAGAAAACCATGCTTCCCAGAAATGGTATGGGATAATTTACAATCACTTAGTCCTATCAAAGCATTGCCTATTATAGATGACATAGGACAGATACTTGGTGTGATGATGAACAAGAAAGGATCTGGTGTCAATGCAGAAGCATCAGTCAAAGCACAATTTACATGTAATGAACCAGAAGGTAGTGGTGCAGAATTTAAGGTTAATGTTGAAAATGGTGTTGTTGATTCCATCGAGGTCGTTAAGACTGGCATAGGATATGGATTTGATCCTGCTGATATATTCTGCCCAAAAGAACAGTATGGCGTATTAGTTGATAAGGGTGGTTTACAAGAACATCTTAATGATGGTGAATATGTAGAACACGTTGTAGAAGGTTCTCCTGATATTTTACAAGTGGTTGACACAGATTATGATGCAGATCACATACTACTAGCAACCATAGATCCAACATTCAACCCACAACTACAGGTAGGAATGCAGTTAAGAACTAAATCTAAGCATGAATTTGTATTGAATTATGATAGAAAGTTTCCAACACTAGTCATACCACAAAATGCTAAAGCATTATACTCAGGATGTAGTGATATAATTCCTAAATTGGATAAAGTAAGCATCATTAATGTTGGAGAAAATTATACTAATCCAGTTATAACAGTTGGTGTTGGTGATAAGAAAAAACAAATTGGATCTGCAACAGTAGATTCTAAAGGTAGATTAATTACAGCGACTGTAACAGAACCTGTTTTAGGTTTTGTTAAACCCGTGGTCGAGGATGAAACTGGAAATGGTGCATTGTTAAGTGTGGTATATACATACTCAAGTCCAAGAGAACTTAGAGAGAACAATATCTTACCACTCAAACAATATATTGACTGTGTGGGTCATCCTATGATAAAATCTATGGTAGAAGAGGAAGAGAGTTCTTTGGTTGATAGAAGTTTCAATTTAGTTGATAGTACAATAGATGAGTCAACAGAGGCAAGCACTACTGTTACGACTCAGACT